GTAAGAGCGGACATGAATCCTCCATCTGATATGAACAATGCAACCCGCTCAAGCTATCACAAAACCGCCAGCTATAAGACATCAAGAAAATTTGAGTGTCGTTATAAACTGTCCTTATAGCAATGAGGTTTCTACATGCGTTGCCACGCTTGGAGTTTCGTGTTTCCACCACCTGAGTGTCACTCAAAGTAGACTCTATTTTTCTGCTTTCTCCGTATGATACACCCGCCGGAAACACGAAAACGCCCCTCCCCCAGCATCAGCTGAGAGAGGGGCGCGTGTTAAAAAAACAGGTGCAAAAATTTCCACAAGCATTCGAATGCGGGAATTTTCTCACACCCGAAAATCACTCACGGTTAAGTGTTGTGCCTGAAACAGGTGCAACGCTTATTTTTCGTCGGAACCGTCCATGACGGTGATCCTGAGCTTGTCGAGCTTGGCCTTGACGGCCTTCTCGACCGCGGCGGCGATCTGGTCGGGGTCGGCGCCCTTGCTCTCGGCGAGGGTCTTGACCGCCTCGGTCAAAGCCGCCACCTGCGTGACCAATTGACTGGTCTTCGCATCGATGCCGGCCACACGGTCGCCCAATTTTGCGCCGCCCTGCACCGGCTGTTCCACGACGAGATTGCCCAAGGCCGAGGCGTGCGTGTTCCTGTCCCACTGCGAAAGCCTGAAAAGCTCCTTCTTCGTGGCGTTCGCCGCCGCGTCCGTGCCTTGCAAGCGGTCACGCATCAGGACGCCGTTCTGTCGAAAATTCCACACGTCTTCTGCCGACATGTCGTCTCCTCCCAATAATTCGTTTGCTCTTTTGATGATCCGGTCCACCGGCAGCGCGTTGACGCACCTGTCGGGACACCCGTAGTGGTCCGTGCCCGGTACCTCGCGGTGCAGGACGATGTTGCCGTGCCGGTTGCCGCTGGCGTCGTGCCAGAGTGTCTTCCAGCCATATCGGCGGGCGATGTCGACGCACAGTCTGGCGCTGGCCTCGACCTCCGCGTCGGTGACGGGGATTCCGTCCATGCCGCCCTCGTGCTCGATGGTGATGCCGCTGCAATCACTCTGCCAATTGGCGTCCGCCCAGCTGCCCTGCGTCTCGTCCACCCACTGGTAGACGCTCCCGTCGCCGCCGACCCCGTAATGGCTGGCGGCCTGGAAGCTGGAGCGCATGAAGCACGAGTCCGTGCCAGCCAAGCGACCGACCATGATATGCAGGGTGATGTGGTCCACGTGCAGCCCGTTGCGCCCAGCGTAGTGGTTCGGACTGCCACGCCATAGTGCGAAGCCTGCGCCGGTCATCAGAGATTACCGCCCGGCACAAGATCGGAGTCTGCCACGGTGTCGTCCGTGTCCGTCGATTCGGCTGATTCGGCGGCAGTCTTCGGCGTGGTCTTGGCCACGGCTGCCGCCGCGCTCAACGCGGCGCTTTTCGCTGCGCTGATGCCATTGACCACGCCCTCTTTCTTCAATGCATCCACGAGCTGCTGGCCAGCAAGGCTCGCGCTGGTGATGTTCTGGTTCTTCCACCAGCCGTAAATGGTTCCGGCGATGCCGATGACACCGAAGATTGAAGCGCTGACCTGCTCGTTGGTGAAAGGCAGCGGATTGATGCCGGCCAAGGACAGGCCGGCGTTGACCAGAGCGTAGAGCGTGACCACGATGGTCACTCCGGCCTTGACACGCTCGCCGGTCAGACCAGGCAGATTACTGGTTGTGGTGTTTTTGGTGGCATGGTCTGCCATGATTGCCTCCTTCAGGCATAAGGAAAGGCCACCTCCGTGGAGATGGCCTTGAAAAATGATTGTCAGCGCAGGTGCGCGCCGTGGTTGAAGACGAGGACGAGCGTGAGGAGCAGCAGGTATAGGCCAACTGCGATCATGAGATGCGTCACTGCCTGTCCTCCAAGTATTTTTCGGCGGCAGCAACTATCCAGCATTGCGCGTCCAATTTCTCAAGCTTCGACAACTCGTAGCTGACGGCCTCGCTGTGGTCGGTGTCCTTGTCGCCGTAGATCAGGCTGATGATCGTGTTTTTGATCGTGTCACGGCACAACTCGTCCATACGGTCGTCGATTTTCGATGTCCGCTCTCCCAAAGTCCGGGTCTTGGCGAAATGCTGGGAAAGCGGGCTGTCGTATGGCAATCGTTCCGGCCGCACATGCGAGTACAGGCCGGTCGCCAACGAGTCCAAAGCGCCAGGCCAGACTTTAAGGCCGAGCGTGATGAGGGCGCACGCGCCGCCCACTCCCCCGAACCCGGCTAGAAAATTTTGCAGCACATTACCTCTCCTTAGGGCAATAGAAAAGGCCATCCCAAGTGGGATGGCCTTGAAAACCGGTACGAAAAATCAATTCCTATGCGCGCCATGGTTGAACGCGAGCAACAAGGCAAGCAATGCAAGCCAAGCAAGAATCCACGCCATCGGAGCCTCCAAATCACGCCTTCGCGAACACGCATAAACAGCGCGAGTCGGTAGCACCCGACGTCGGATAGAAGCTGATGTCAGATGTCGAACTGTTTACGTAGATGGTGAACTTTCCCAACAAGATCCATTCCTCGCTTTCGAGCATCGCTTTTGCCGCTGGACTGGAATCGTAGGCGAAGACAATCGCGCCCTGCTGGATACTGCCAGAGGCATCGCCCACATCACCCTTGGGGCCTTTGAGATTCCCGACATTGGACCATGCCATATTCACAACCACCTCCTAGGCGTTGAAGGCGTACACGTTGCCGGTATCGAGGTCAAGATAGAGTGAGCCGACCGGCTGGCCGGTCGATGTCGGAACGCCGTGGCCGTAGGTCCAACCGAGACCGTTCGTGCCGTTCGTGCCGTCCTTGCCATTTGTGCCGGGTTCGCCCTTATCGCCCTTCGGCCCCTGGATGGTGCCGACGTCCTTCCAGTCTGAGCCGACCGTATCCCACACGTACAGATGACCGTTAACCAAATAGGCATCGCCTGCATTACCAGTTGGATGTTCGGCTTTCAACGCTTCGATGGAATCGTACGAGCCGAGGATTGTGACGCCGGTACCGTCCTTGCCGGGCGCTCCGTCCGTGCCCTTCTCACCCTGCGGCCCCTTGAAGCTCACGCCGCTGATGACGTTGGAGACGTGGACGGTAGTCTCGTTAATGATGGAAGTGACCGTGAACAGGCTTCCATTGTTGTCGGAGATCAGATCTCCGACCGTCATCGGCGCGGATGGCGAGAGCACGCTAGTTGCTACGTCGCTGTTGCTTGAGACGGTGATGTTGGCGACGTGCAGGCTCGTGCCCGCATCCCCCTTCGCGCCGTTCGTGCCCGGATCGCCCTTGGGTCCTTTCAGGTTTCCGCCTGTCGCAGTCCATGCCATTTTAATTCCTCCTTGGAAATTGAATTATTTTGTTGTGAGATGCGTGAAAAAGTCAGAGCTGGAGCTGGTACACGTCGCCGGTCGTTAAATCGATGTAAGTGTCGCCGACGATGCCCTGGGTCAGGTCGGACGGCCTGCCCATGCCGCTGAGGAAACTCGCGCCACGCTCGCCCTTGCCGCCGAGCGTCACCCCGGTGTCCACGCCGAACACCGCGCCCGAATCGACAAGGCCGGTGATCATCCACACCCTGCCGGTCGAATCCACGCACGTGTCGCCGACCGTCACGTTATCGGATGGTCGCAATTCGGCGGCGGGCACGTGCGCGCCCGACGTGATGACGCCGGAATACACTCGCATGCTGTGCACGAGACCGCCAGCCGTTGCGGATGAAGCCCACGACGCCTCGCCCAACGTCGCGTAATCCAACGTCTGCACGCTGTCCGGCACGATCACGCGCCGCACGTGCGTGTAACCGGCGACCTGCTCGCGGATGGTCCAACACCAGTCCCTGCCGGTCGGCTGCAACGAAACGACCAGATCGCCGCCATCCTCGGACAGACGCGCCACGAAAGGCAGCGGAAGCATGATGCTCTCGTCCTTTTGGACGACGCGGCTCGTCGGAGAGCAGACCACCAGTCCACGTGGAGATGAGCCGCCGTCAGTCAGACCGTCCGGCCTGCGGAAACGGAATCGTATCCTCGTCATCGATTGTCCTTATCGTTCACCCGCTCACGCAACGGACCGATGATGGAAGCGGCCAGCACGCCGAAATTGAAATTAATCTGAGTCAACATAACCTCCTAGAAAAAGAGAAAACCCGCCTGAAACGACGGGAACAACAAAACAGACAATCAGGAAAGAGGACGCCTAACCCTCGGCGCCATCGCTGCGCCAGGTCTTCACCTCGGTGACATCCGCCAAGGCGGACACGGCAACCGTCCTGGAATCCTTGGTGTCCATGTCGGCGACAACGACATCGGCCGCCGTATCACGACCCGTGAAAGTCACGATCACGCCGCGACGGTAATCAGTCCAGGTCTCACCGGACGCGTCCTTATGGTCGAAAGACAATCCAAGCCGCAAAAGCTGATAGACAAGACTGTCCCTCGCCGGACGCAAATCCAACACTCCACCGGTTTTGACGACATCATCCATACTTACCTCCATATTCCAAAAATCATCTTGTAACGATCTGACGCCCGTCGATGTACAATGCGCCAGCGGTCGGGCCCGTGGCGAGCGTGTGATTGCCAGCCCACCTCATGCTCCAGCCCGCGACGGAGAGCGCAAGACCCCAGCCCTGATCATTGGCGAACAGCAGGCCGTTAGCGCCTATAACCAATTTTCCATATTTCACAGTCTCCACTTCAAGTCCGAATCTGGCCGAGCAATTGATACGTGCCCCATCGGGCGAGGTGATGCTAATGCCGCCATTGCCAAGCTGGATATGGTAGGTGACCGCATTGTTCGCCGTAGGCTGCACTGTGATGTCAAGACCAGATTGTGACAGGATCAAATGCCCTGAACCGACTCCATCATCACCGACCACCTGAAAACTGTGCTGGTCGATTCGCGTAAGCAGCTTGCCGTCCTTGTCCAGCAGGTCGAAACTGCCGTCGGTGTTCACGAGGGCGCTCACACCGTCGAACACGCCGTTCGCCTGATGGCCGGCGCGGACGCCTGCGGAAGTGAGGCTGATGCAGTCCTCCAGCGTGCCGACGCGCGACTGGGCGTCGGAAGCGTTCGACTGTGCGGTATTCGCCGTGTCCAGCGTGGACTGGTTCTCGGCCTTCGTGGCGAACTTGACATCAAGCGACTCATTGTTCTGCGTGACTTTGGAGCTGATTTCCTCCGTCACGCCATCCTTGGTCGCATACTTGCCGGAAACCTCGCTGGTGATCCTTTCATGCTCCACGGTGATGTCGGATTTCGTGGCGAGACCGCTGCCGTCCGCGCCCTCGTAGGATTGCACGACACCCAACGCTATCGACTTGGACTGCTGGTCGACGTATGACTTCGTGGAATAGTCACCCGCCCGCTGCATGTCCTCCGGCGCAGGACTCCAATCTGTCGGCTTGCTGCCCTTCTCCAACTTCCACTTGCATTTCGGAGCTGAATAGATTCCGACATGGATGCTGGCCGCGTTCGCCGCAGTCGTGAAAGTCACGTGATCCGGGCCAAGAAAAGTTATCGAATCGACGAGCAGGCCGATCAGATTCCCGTCTGAGTCGAGCTGGCTTATCCTCCCAGTGAAGGTGGCGTCCGCCATATCGTCGTAGGCGGACAGCGTGTATTGCGTGGACGGCGATACGGATATTGGGGTTTTGGTGCAGGAGTCCCCGGTCCAATCGTCGTCGGACTGGGAGGCGTTCGCATCCGATGGCATTCCCGTTGACGGGTCTATGCATGTTTTTATCAGGTTCGAGTCCGCGAGCAGGTTCGTCCCGCCAATCGAAAGATTGTCGAAATCCGTTTTGGTGGCGTAGGTTTGCGACACTTCGCTTTTGAAACCGCTCAGATTCTGTTCGAGGCTGCTGGTGCGCGTGACGAGGCCGTCCGCTGTTTTCCCCACCTGAGTGATGTTCGCCGTGTTGGATTCCACGGTGCTTTTGAGGCTGTTGGCGGTCTGCACCGCCGATGCGGCTTCGGATGCCGCCTCGGTTATCCTCACGGACAGGCCGCTGGCGGTCTGCTCGACCGAGGACGCCTTGTCCATCGCGCCGTTCGCGGTCTTCGTCGTCTCCGTTATCTTCGAGGACAGCGAATCGCTCGTGGCCGACAACTCCGCCTTCGTGCTGTATTTCCCGTCCGCCTGGACGGTGGTCTGATAATCCTTGCTGATCGTGGCCTTCAACCCGTTCGCGGTCTGTTCGACGGTCGTGGCCTTGCTCAAAGCGTCCGAAGCGGTCTTCGTGGTCTGCGACACAGTGGACGACAGACCGTTCACTGTCTGCTTCAGCTCGGTCACGCTCTTCACGGTCGTGTCTCCGCGCGTGATCTCGCCTTCGAGCTTCTGGCCGAACTCGGTCAGTTTCGTCTGCTGGCCGTTGACGGTGCCTTTGATGTCGGTGATCTGGCCGGCCAACTGGTCGCCGGTCTTGCTCAGGTCATCCGCTTTCGCGCTTACCTTGTCCACTTCCACCTGCAAGTCGGCACGCACCTGGTCGGCCTTCGACGCCGCAGCATCCGCCTTCTGCTGCGCGTCCTTGGCGGCCTTGTCGATTCCGCTCGTGTCCACCAACGGCAACTGGTTGCCGTCCCGGTCGATGCGGTTCGCGCCGTCCTGCGCGCCATCGCCGATGATGACGTCCGTGTCACCGCCTGTAGGGATGCGCACGGTGCCGACCTTGTGCGTCTTCTGAGTCAAGGCCAATCTCATGGCCTTCATCCCAAGGCTCAGGCCGAGGACATTATCATCGGGATTCAATTCGACATGAGAAGCCATGCGTACCTCCGAAAAATTCAGGCCATGGGATCCTCCATGGCGTCGAAAATCAAGCTCACTTTGTCCGATTGGTCGCCGCTCATCTGCATGAGACGGCACTCGTAGACGCCGTCGGAAAGCGATGGGAAGCCTTGGATGTCGAGACGCATGGTCTCGCCCGGCCAAAAGCTCCCGAGTGGATGCAATGGCGTGCCGTCCACGCTCACGTCATTGGCGTACAATTCGCCCTTGATCTGCATGAGCGGCGCGTGATTCGCGGCAAGGACGCCGTCTGCATGCTGGCGCAGCAGGTTCGCGTCGGCGGCGTCCGTGTCGCTGTAGGTCATCTCACGGAGCGGGAATGGCTCATGATTGCCGTTGACGAGGCTCAGGTCTTCGGACAGGTGGCAGAGCTGCGCCTTGTCCGTGCCAGAGCCGGACGCGTAGACACGGTGCACGGCGCCCAAGTGGTCGATGGTCATGTTTTCCAAGGTGCCGCCATACGGGCTGCTGGAAAGCTCGAGGATAGTGTCCTGCGCGATGTTCGGATCCGCGTCACTCCCGGCGAGGAAGTCGAAGCGGATGGTGTCGCCGGAGAGTTTCGGACGCAATTGCAGGTCGGGCCCGTTTTCGACGTTGGCGATCTTGTCCCACACGTCGGAGCATTTGAGATTCTGGATGTCCCAGCTGTCATATTCGCGCTGGTGCGAGCCTTTTTCGCCCCTGTAGTGCCAGTCGATGGGCAGTCCGCCGCCTGGCTTGGCATTGGTGCACAGCCACCCCGCCTCCGCCGCGATGGCGCGCAAGGAGAGATTGTTGAAGTTGATGACGTCGGTGCTGGTGCTGCCATTGGCAGTGCCGTAGACTCCCTCGCGCACCAGATACCGGTCGCCCAAGAGCCCGTAAATGCTCGTCAGGCTGAAGTCGGTGTCGAGTGGCCCGTCCTTGCGTTGTCCGATGAGGCCGCACAATATTGGTGTGCCGATGGCATCCTCCGAATCGAGCGGACTCGTCCAGCAGAGTGCGACGCTGCGCCGGTCTGGCGCGAGGAGCCGTGAGCGTTCGCCTGGTGAATTGGCCGGCACCGCGGTCCATGGCACCTTGAGACCGCTCACCTCGTCCTGTCCCACACCCTTGGATTTCGTGGTGGAAAGCGATGAGTCGGCCACACTGACCGACCAGCTGAAATTCGGCAAGTCGATTGGACACAAGAGCTGTCCGCTGATCGTATCCACGATATACGCGCGCCAAGCCATGAGTGCGCCTCCTTAGCCGACGTTCACGCCACGGTCCCACACCTCGAGCGTGCGGCCGGGGTAATTCTCCTTGCCGTCGCTGTGACAGATGAAATAGACGTTCTCGCCCCACGTGACGCGATGGTTGCGGGTGCGCACGGTATGCCATCCGGCCTGCAATTCGACCAGCGCATTCAAATGCACCTGCTGCCACGCGCGGGACACTTGGAATTGGCCGCCGCCACCGGAGACGTCCTGCCCGTCGACCTGAAAGCCGACATACCAGCAGGCCATCTGCGTGGCGTCCTCGGTGGGCTTCTTGGGATTGTCGTGTCGGCAGGCGGCCGCCGTGGCCGTGTACCTGAGCTCCACCAGCCTGTCGGTCGGCAGATAAAAGCTGGTGTCCTGCTCGAAATAGTCCTTCCCACCGTCGCCCATGTTTGCGGGACCCTCGTAGTTTCGGACGTTACGCGCAATGAGACCCTTGCTCGCGCCGTAGGGCATGGCGTAGCGTTCCGCGCCATCCGTACTGCACGATTTGGTTTGTGTCATGCCGGCGGGCACGAGCATGGCCGCCAAACGCACCACATCGGACGGCACCTGGTCGAGCGGCACGTCTGGGTCAGCGGCCGGCGTGCCCTGAGTGACGCCGAGCACCACCTGATTGTCCGCGTCTCCCTTGTCGAGGTCGTGGGCGCGGAGCCAAATCACGTCGTATCGGCTCAATCCGGCGTTACCGGCGGCGACTGCGGGAGTGGCGCCGCCCGGCCAATAAGCGAGCACCGCCTCGCCCTTCTGGCCGTCAGGCTGGATCAATGCGGTACCGGCGCTCACCGTGTAGGTGAGCCCTGTGCCTCCGGTCACGGTAAGCCCCTGAATGATGCCGTCACTGGCCCACTGGGCGCTGATGATATGCCGATGCACCTGGGGGCTGACGCCCTGCGATTTCGCGTCGGGACGAATGCCTAAAGCCGTGGTCATAAGTGTTGCACCTCCGAATCGGAAAAACGTTTAAATGTAGGTGTCATGGCTTGAGCAGCTGACCCACCCGCTGCCTGCGGTGGCGAGATTGACCGTCAGACTCTTGCCGGCCGGTATCGTCATCCACCCGCGCTGTGATAATCCGCTGGTCACGTCCACGCCGCCCATGGTGGCGGTGCGGGAGCGGGTGTCCAGCAATACTGGTGTGCCGGTGTGGATGGCGCGCGAATAGGCGATGGTGGAATTACGCCCGTCGCACGCCAAGCGGAGCGTGCAGCCATCAGGCCACTCTCCGCACAAGGTGTAGGTCGGATATGCGCGGCTAGTGCCCTGATTCGGCAAGCGCATCACCGTCGCACCATCCGACGCCACGCCATACTGCAGCGGATATGCCAAGCCACCATTAGCCGCGCCGTAGCTCAAGCCGCCCGACTGCACCACCGACGCGCGAGCCTCACCCGAATGCGCCAGCGTGGACAGACGCTCGGGACGCTCGAAAACGAGCGTGATGGTCGAATCGGCAATGCTGCCGGACCTGTAACCCGGCTGTTGGGTCAGTGTGAGGTATCCACCTCTGCAGTAGGTGTCCTCGGCGCTGTCGACCACACGCATCGTAACCTGACGATGCACGAGCTTGCGGACACTGTCGATCAAAGCGATGAGCGCGTCACGGCTGGAGGCGTTGGCATTCCAATGCAGGGTGACGGTGCGGCTGGCGTAGGAGATGTCATCCTCGCTCACGTCGTGTCCACCGTCGCCCTGGCCGCGCGCCGTCACATTGACTTTCGCGGCGGGAGTCGACCACCAGCCCTCGATGCCGCCTTTCGCGATGCACAGGCAATCGAGATCACCCGAGCCCTCGAAGCGTACCGGATCCAAGCCGGAGGCCGACAATTCAGCAAAATAAGCCATGACGGCCTCCTTATCGCAATTGGTGCCTTGCGGTTCGCACGAGAATCGATGCATCCGCCCACGGGTCGGAACGCTCCGGAATATTGACGTTGAGATTCACGGTCCGATCGCCCTTGTCTCTGACTTCGCCGCCGAAGACCTTGAGGACCTGCTCCCGCGTCAGCACGAGCTCAGGCTGCTTAGTCTCATTGGCGACGAGATGCCGTCCGGGGGTAGGATGCCGCCACGGTCGTACAAGGTCGGCCGATCCCCGACGATGCCGCCGAAAGCGTAGCCGCCGGCCCTGTTTAGGGCCGACAGGCTGCCGTAACGGTGCAATGCGTAGTTCACGCCAGCATAGATGTTGGCGAGTGGATTCGTGATACCCAAGCTGCGGTACGGTCCCGCGTAGGCGTTGAAAGTACCTGGGATCGTCTGCATCAGGCCCTGCGACGGATGGCCGGCCTTAGCATTCGAATCCCAATTGTTGATCGCGTTCGGATTGCCGCCGGACTCCTGATTCATGCGCCGAAGGACGGTATCCGCCCAGCTCTCAGCCTGTCCAAGCTCCTTCAAAACGCGGATGACGAGACTGCGCCACTGTTCGACGCCTCCGCCCACGGCCCCATGGTATTGGCCGCTCTCGCTCTTGCTTTTCCACTTGTCGGTCAGAGATGCGGCGAAGCTCTTCGCCTTGTCGACCAGAGCGGATGCGGCCTTGACCGGTAATTGTCCGACCATCATGCCGAACTGGCCACCGCCGATGCCGGCAACCTGCGATTTGACCGGCGAGAGGATCTTCGACGCAACCCAGTCGCCCGGATTTTTCACGAAGCTCTGCGCAGTCTCGGACAGGTCCTCAAGCCATTTCTTCGCACCGGACACCGCAGAGCCGACCTTGCCGACGATGCCGCCGCCGGCGAACCTGAGCCCACCCATCATCATGTCCTCACGGACGGCCGCGACACCCTGACGGCGTGCGATACGATTCCAGCGATAAATGTTGGCCGCACCTACAGCACGCGTCCATTCTGGGACCATCCACGCCTCGCCGGGCGATGTCATCGCCGGAATGGAATCAACGCCTGGCGCGTAGCCAGGATTGATGCCACCCTCGGCGAATTTCACGTCCGGAAGCTTCAGGTTCAATCCGACGGCTCCCGCGACGGAATTCCATATCTTCTTTATACCATTGGTATAAACGGTGTTGACGATGAAGCTCACAGGCGATTTGGCGGCGTCCTTGACCTGATTCCAGCTTGACCGGATCCAGTCCTTCGTGGTGCTGAAAGTGTTGCCGATTGCGTTCACGGCATTGCTGATCGGCGTTTTGACGTTCTGGTTGAACCAGCCGCCGACACTGCCGAAAATGCCGGTTATGCCGTTCTTCGCGGATTGGAAAATACCGGAGAATGTTCCCGGAATGCCGGAGAACCAGCCGGTTATGCGCCACGGAACACCACCGAACCATGCGATGATGCCGTTCCAGACGGATTGCGCCAAACTGCCGGCCGACGAGAACCATCCGCCGATCGCGGAAGGAATGCCGGAGAACCATGCGCCGATCACGTTTGGAATGCCGCCGAACCAGTCGCAGACACCCTGCCAGCCGGATTCGACCCATTGCCCGGCCGAGTCGAACCATCCACCTACCGTCGATGGAAGACCACTGAAGAAGCTGCCGATAGTCGCGGGCAATCCACTGAACCAGTCGGTCAGGCCCTGCCATTTCGCGCTGATCCAATCGACGCATCCAGACCACGCCTGCTGGACCTGATCCACGCCGGACTGTTGCATTCCGCCGACACTCGAAATGGCGTTACTGGCCATGCTCGGCCAGTTCAGCGGATTGAGATTATGCAGCCAAGTTGAATTCTTGACGCCAAGGAAGGAGGAATTCTCCTGCGTCTGCTGGTACTGCTTCTGGTACTGCTCGTATGCCTTGTCACTCGTGTCCTTGCCTTGGACGCCCTGCATGGCCTTCCAAAGCGTCTTCGGAGTGCCCTTCTGCAGATTGTTGGCAGCTCCGGCCAGCATGCTGCCACCCAATGCGAGGGTTCCGCCCGCGCTGCCCAGCAGCTTGCTGCCGGTCTTGCCGACCTTGTCGATGAAGGAGGATACCGTCTTCGGGACTTTGAGGTCCTTCAGCACGGTGCCGAACGTCTTCAACGCCTTGCCGCCGGTCTTGAACGCGGTGGCGATGTCCTTGCCAGTGCCGTACACGTTCTTCAAGATCTTCAAGCCCTTGCTGCCGAGCCACAGGTAAATAGCCGTGTCAAAGATGGCTCCCTGCTGTTCCGCGCTCAGACTGTTCCACATCTTCTCGATGTCGGCGATGAGCTGGATGATCGGCTTCAAGCCCTCCAAGGCGACATTGAGCGCCTTGATGGCCTTGTTCAAGTTCGAATGGTCGCCCTTCGACGGAACGTCGAAGAAGGCACTGAGTCCCGGCAGGTTCTCGACGACCTGCTTCGCCGCATCACGCAAATCAAGCAGATTCTGCTTGAAGCTGATGAGCGTGTCACGGTCGACATTCTCGAAAGCGCGGTTGAACTCGTAGGTGAATTCGCCGGTCTTGACGAAATTCACCAGTCCGGCGTACCCCCACTTGATACGCTGGTAGGCGTCCTCGATGCCCGTATAGGAGCTTTTGTCGATTTTGAACGCCTCGGCGAACGCCTTGTTGACCTTGCCGGTCGACAGGAACGCTGCCAAACCATCCCACGCGCCGCTGAACCAGTCGGTGAACTGGCCGATACGGTCGGTCATCGCGTTCAAAGCGCCGGTCAGCTGCGGTTTGACCTTGTCGAGCGCGGTCATGCCGAGTTTCTGGACGGCCGCCTCCCAATTGCCCATCGCGCCTTCGAACGTGGTGGTGGATTCGGCGGCCTGCTTGGCCACGTCGGTCATGCCAAGCTGAAGAATCGCCTTGTTGAATTCCTCGGCAGTGATTTCGCCATCGGCCATCGCATCACGGAAATTGCCCGTGTACGCGCCGGCCTTCTTCATGGCGTCCTGCAGTTTGCCTGACGCGCCAGGAATCGCGTCGGACAGCTGGTTCCAGTTCTCGGTGGTCAGCTTGCCGGCGCCGGCGGTCTGCGTCATTACCATCGCGACGGACTTGTATGCTTCGGCTCCGCCGCCCGCCACTGCGGTCAGGTTGCCCGCGGCCTCGGCGAGCTTGCTGTAGTTCTTCACGCCGTTCGACGCAAGCTGGGCCGTGGTGTTGCGGATGTCGGAAAGGTTGAAGACCGTTTTATCGGCGTAGTCCTGCGTGCTTGCGGTCAGCTTCTTGATGGTATTGTCGCTCACGCCCGCGAAGCTCATGGTGCTGGCGAACTTCTGCGCCGAATCCGAAGCGTCGACCATCGAAGAGCCAAGCGACGCGAAAGTGGAAACCGCCTTGCCGACGACACTGGACGTGAAGCCGCCGACTGCGCCGGCCATCGCGCTGAACCTCGCGGTCATACGACGGCTGGTCTCACTGAACCGCGATTGCGCTTCAGACAGGCCGCTCGTGGAGGACTTCGCCAAATCGGCGGCCTGCTTCCACTTCTGCAAGGCATTGCGGAAACCGCCGGTCGCGGTGCTCGCTTTCTGCTGCGCGGCCGCCAGCTGCGTCTGCGTTTCCTTCAAACCGTTTTGCGCGGCGCGGATCTGCTCTTCGGCGTTCTTGTACGCCTCGTCCTTCTGACGGGCCTTGCTCCGCGCGTCATTCAATCGTGCCTGCGCGCTGATCGCCTGGGAGGATGCTGCACCGTATTTCGCGACGGTCTCGTTGAGCTTCGTTTCGGCGGCCTGCACGCGCAACGTGGCGCTCTTCTGCTCGTCACGCGCCTTCACGATCTGCGCGGTGGCGGTGGTCACGGCCTTCTGCGCGCGCTTTTCGGCGGCTTCGAGGTTCTTGACCTGCTCCGCCAGCACGTTCGTGCCGGCCGCAGTGTTCATCGAGTCTGCGAACTTCCTGCCGGCGTTCCGGCCGGCCGAAGCCGCTGCGGCCGTCACACCGGAATTCAGTTTCGTTCCGAAAGCGCTCAGATTCGGCAGCACGTCAATCCATGCGGCTGTACCGGCCATGACCATTCACCTTCCTAATCTCACCGGCCCAAAGCCAAGGCCATGAGTTCCTTCCGCTCGCGCATCCGCAATTCCCTGTCAGGGTCTTCCGTCACGGATTCGTCCCGCCGTCGCGTGGGCGGCAGGATGCGTGGCCGGATATCCTCTTCGGTGATCTTGCGTTCCACCAGCGGATTCGTATTGACTATCGTCAATTGCAGTTCGCGGAGCATTTCGCCGACGTCATGCGTGAGCCGTTCGCCTTCCGTCCAACCATCGCCGGACACCGCCCGGTAAAACACGTTGTCTGGCGGCATATTCACGATGAGGGCATGCAATGCGCGAAGGCCCAACCGTCCCTGCCAGTATTCGGCGATCGGGTCGCGTGGACTGTAGACCGCGCACAAGGCGGCCTCCAGTTCCTCCGCATGCCCGTTCGCCGTCAGCAGGTCTACTGCCGTGTAGGGTTTCCCTCGGCGTCCGTTTCGGTCAGATCGGAACCGACCTCGTTGAGCAGCAGGAGCAGCAGGCTCACTTGACCGCCCTCTTGCTCGTAACGCTCCCACTGGTCGCCAAGCAGTGCTTTCGCCAGTTCGAATTCGTCATCGGCCTTCTGAGCCCTTACGAAAGCGCGCTTCTCCTCGTTCGTCTGGAAGATTGGCGAATGGATTTTGAATACGGTGGCATCCTTGCCGTCATCCAAAGTGAATTCGATCCATTCCGGAATCGTCGGATGCGATTCGAGGTACTTCGCCTTCACTGCCTGAAGGTTGTATTTTGCTCCCATTTCAATCCTTTCATAAAAAACGGCCCTTTCATGCGGCAAACAATGGAGAAGAAAATCCCCACGACGGTGAAAGGGACAAAAGCCGTCGTGGGGAAGAATCAGAAAAAGAGCGGCTGTCAGACTTCGGTCGAGACCTTCTCGCCCTCGTAGTAGCTCTTGTTTACGGCCGGGTCACGATAGAACGTGAACGTGGTCTCCTCGCCTTCCGCGTCGCTGCGCGAATGGGTCAGATCGCCCTGGTTCGTGACCTTGGCCTTGTAGCCCGCCTCGACACGGTAATGCGCGCCGACACCGGTGCCGTCCTGCATGAGGACGAGCAGACGATAGTAGGGAAAGTCGCTGATCGCGCCATCGGAATATTCGAAGCCGTTGTTCTTGTCGGCTGGCCACTGTGCGACCGGGACGCCATGGGCGACGGCCTTCACCCACGCGTTCATTTCCAGGAACGTGACCTGCAGGGTGCGGGTCTTGCTGGTGATGTCGGAGCGAACCGGTTCCAAATCCTGTACGGCGGACACGTCGGAGGAGTCGATGCTTCGACTGATCTTCATGCCATCGGTTGAAATGTATCCGAGAATCTTGAAACCGTCCGGTAGGGCGTTCGGTTTGTTCGTGGTCTTGTCGAAGAATTCCGACGGCATGGCGGTGGAGTAGTCCGCCAATGCGAGCAGCTGGGTACCCCACTTTCGGACGTTGCCGTTGTTGTCGTCGAGAATGCTGACCACATCTGTTGCAGCCATTAATGCTCCTTAAATATTGATGTTTTGTGGTCTGAGGGAAAGCGTGACGGTGGCCGTGCATCGGAGCACGGTCGGATCATCGTCGGCGATTTCCGAAAAAGACGTGAGCGTGGAGGAATCGACGTACCCGTACTGGTTTCCCGCGCCCTGCAAAGTCGACAGGGCGGCGGTCAGCCTGCACGTGAGGTCGTCCAGTGAATCATGGTCGGCGGCGAACACGTCCACATCCAAGCTGGGAGCAGACGTGTAGGTGCCGACGTCGAGGCTTCCGCCCGGCGCGAGGCTCACAACCACGACCGGCAGAGAATCGGACAGATTCTCCGGCACCTCGGTCAAAACCTTCATATCGTGGTCTGCGAGCCATCGGATGACGATGGGCAGTGGCGCTGGCCATGAGCCTTTCAGAGTCAAAGCCATAAGCCATCAGCCCGCTTCCGCGACCGCCCGACGAAGGAAACCCTTCTTCGGATAATGCTTGGAACCGTACTCCTTCTCCGTGGCATGCTCGTCGCCGATGATGACCCGCGCGTATGGTCGCGCGATATGCGTCGGGGACTTCACGCCCGGACGGCGACCTGAATGGATTCGCACCGATTCCGCGTATTCACGGTCGCCTTCCTTCAAGGCGATGCGCTGCACGATGGGAGCGATGCGTCGGGCCTTCGCATCCAAGGCCGCGGTGACGGCCGGATTCGTGAGGACGTTCTTCTCCATCCACTCTTTCGAGACTTTGAAACACGTCATAGTTCACCTTCCGTCCGTCCGATGCAGGTTCACCGCGAGATTCCATTTCGTCGGCTTGATGCCGCCATCGAAGGGGATCGGATCGCCGACGACCTGCCAGACACGATCACGCGCGCGGATACGACAGCCGCGAAGTGGCTTGTCATATCCTCGTGGGAAATAGGCCGTCAGGTCGACGCTCAAAGCGTTCGGCAGCGTGCTGTCCTGCACGTCGGCCGGAGTGGCCACGCCCAGCAACACGCCGGACACCGGTTCATCCGACCATTTCACAGTCTGCGCATTGTATTTCCCGCCACCATCCGTCTTGGAGGGACGGAGCACGACAACCTGTTCACCGTCAAGCATCCGCACCACCATCCAAGCTGATGGAAAACGCCCGCTGGCGGCCGTATCCCAAAGACCGCTTCTCAGCGCTCGTCAAATACAGGTCGCCGGCCGGATTCGAATACGTGAGCGATTCCGAGAAAGGCCCTGCCGTCTGGGTGGACTGGCTGATTCCAGCCGCATCGTCACCAGTCAGCATGGCCCTTTTCACGATCGCGCATGCGATGCGCTTCAACGTCATCGGATTCGCTGCCGCGTATCTCGGGCATTCGGTGCGGATCAGGTCGCTCGCATCATCCAGCAGGACTTCAGCCTGACGTTCCTCCGAATCGGACAGGACGCGCCAACGTGCGACCAGATCGTCGACGGTGGCGAACGCGATCATGTCGTCGCCGGACATCATCAGTCGGCGACGGACTTCGGTTGGATGACGAACGCCGGGAAACGCTTCGACTTGTTCGGCTGCACGTCGTTGATCGGATTGGCGATCTGGAAGCCGGCACGGAACACGACGCGCATGGCGACGCAATCCTGCTGGGCGAGGTTGAGGATGACCTTGCCATTATCGTCGGTGATGGGCGCCTGGTCGAGCATCTTGAAAGTGATGTCCTGACGGACGCCGATGACGAAGTTAGACCAGTCAGCGCCGAGCAGCACGGCCTTGGTCATATCCCACGCGCCATTGTCCACTTCGTTGAGGCCGTAACCGTACAGGGTGGACGGGGCGCCGGATGCGAGGGATGGTACGTAGATTGGCGCGCCGTTGTTGTCGCGCAGGACGATGAGCTGCCAGTTCAGTCCAGGCTGGCTTGCGAAACCGTTCATCGCGAACCCCTGTTCGGCGAGCTTCTGGCCCATGGTCGCCACGTCGGCCGCTAGGTCCGTGCCCTGGGTGAGTTTGTTTCCGGCGGCAATGGCCTGCGGGACGATGCCGTCGGGAAAGCTCGACGGCTTGTCGGTGCCGAACAGGCATGCCTGGTCGAGCTTGTAGCCGATCGCGGCGGTCAATCGCGGCATGACCTCGTTCCAGATGGGGATGCCGGCGTCGTTGATGACGGCTTCCGGGATCGGCACGATCGCGGCGACCTCCTCCGCGGTGATGTTAAGGCCGCTCCAGCTCATCTTCGTGGTCTGCTTCAGTCCGGTGTCACCGCCGACCCAATAGGCGATGGGCTTGCTGTCCAGCACCGGCTGGGTGCGGGTGCGGGTGCTCATCGTGATCTGGCGTGCGCGGGAGAGCATGACGCTCTGCTTCGGGATGTCCTGGATGATCTGATTGGAGTATTCGGTGGGGATGAGGCCGCCGCCGAGGTCGGTGGAGCCAATCATCTGATTGACGATGGAAGCCATGGGCTTCTCCTTCCGTTAGTGTTTATTTGTTGTGCCGGGCGATCGAACGTATCCAGTCGTCGGCGCTTTTCGGTGGTTTCTGGGGCAGGCCTGACGGGTCGCCGAGCGCGGAAGCGCCGGAACGTTCCGGGTTCTTCCATTCGAAGAGAGCCTTCGCGTTCGCGTTGATCTCGTCCTCGGTCGCGCCGGACAGCAGCGACACGGGCACTTCGTACTGTTCGGCCGCCGCGTTCTTCCAGGCGTTGACCTGATTGGCTGTCTTCAATGCGGACAGTTCCCTCTCGGCTCGTTCGGCTCTGCGGGTCAGCTTCTCCGTTTCGGACAATTGGCTTTCCTTGAGCCTGTCGAGTTCGTCGGCGGCGTCCTTGTTGGCCTTCGCGCGGGACTCCCATTCGCGGGAGTGCTTGATGGCGTTCTCGTACTTCGCCTTCCAATCCACAGACTTCTGCGGTTCGGTGGACTGGGCGTCCTCCGAACCCTCCCCCTGCGGCTGTTGGGCGTTGTCGATGGTGGCTGCGTCGGTCATTGCTTCTGTTCCTTCCGCCCTGTTCCAGGGCATTGAAAAAGCCTCGTTCCGGGGCTGTGAGTGGTGGGTGCGGGACTCGAACCCGCGATGTGTCGGTGTCGGAGATTTACAGGCTCCTGCCGTCGCCGCTGGGCCAACCCACCAAAAGCGTGATAGAATGTGGAAAGACCGGGGGTCCTCTGCGGCGTTGAAATAACACGCAATGAGCGGAGGGGCGCTCCCGGTTGTTTTATTTCAATTCGATTTCCGAGAACCCTTCACCGTCGAAGATGAAAAGCCTGCGGATTTTCCATTCGCGGTCGTTGTATTTCTCCAATTGGTGCACGAGTTTGTCCTTACGCTTCGTCTGGCCGAGGTCTATGACGAAACAGTCCTTGACGACATCGTGATTCTCCTTGGCGCTTCGAACGGCCTTGGTGATGCGGTCTGCGATCTTGCCGAAATCCGCTTTCGCCATGGATTTCAATTCGCACAATTCGTTCGTTTCAATCCAACGGAAGTCGTTTGTCGCCGTTGCGTTTTCCTTGTCTCTTGGTATCCATTCGACATGGTTGCCGAGATTCTGGAAACGTTCGAGGAACACGATCTCCTGCGGGTAAAGCGTATCCACCGAATGCGGGACCCCGGCCCGTTCCTGACGCCGATACCATTCCGCGTCGGTGGCATCCGCCAATCCCTTCATCGAAAGCAGACGATCCTCGTTCTGGGCGTGCGGCTGCTTCCAATCCTTCGGAGCCTTCACGGGCACCAGCCTGCCATCCGTGTACTTCCCCGGCTGGCTCCGCATTGCCGCGAGAACGTCTTCCATTGTGGGATTATCGCCTGCGGCCTTGTAAGCCTTCTCATAGTCCTCATAGAGCTTTTCTGGGTCGTAGCCTTCGACGTTCGGCTTGTCCTTGTCCCAGCTGGGTACGATCTCGCAGTCGCAGTCGGAATGGTATTCGCTCATCGCGCCGGCTGTCTCGGCTGATTCGTACACCCAGCCGCGGGACGCGAGCATGGCGCAGAACGCGCACGTCTTCGCGCCGGACGGGACTCGCGCGTAGCGTGGTTTCTTCGGATCGCGTTTCGCGTTGTAGCGGATAGTGTCGCGTCCTCCCTGCTTCACGCCCTTGTCCACGACGGCGTTGAGGAAGCGGAGCATCCGCCCCGGGTCCGCGTCGTCGCCGAACAGGACGCCGGCGTTCGCGCGGATCAGCTTGCTGATGTCATCGTTCGCCTTTACCGGCGTGTGTGCTTTGAAATCGTCGGAGATCCACTTGTCGCGCACGCGCTGGTACCATTCGGCGGCCGCGACGCTGGATGTGTCGGCGTATTTGTCAATGATCGCCGGCACCAGTTCAAGCAGCGCGTCACGTTGTCTGGCTGGCTCCCAATCGGCTATTTCCGCCCAGACGTTGCCAAGCTCGCGCTTCGCCAACGCCGTCGAGCGCGCTTGGGCCTGGGACAGGCTGTCGATCTGGCTGCGGTCGGGCGTGCGGTTCGCGTCACCGGACATCGTGGCCTCCGATCATGTGTTTCATTCGCTGTCCGGGTTCTTGAGGGAGACGGGCTGAAGTCCGGTGAATCTGACGCCATCCAAACCGATGAGCGAGGCCGCGTTGGCCGGGTAGACTCCGGCGCGGACCGCGACGCCCAGCGCGTCGAACTTGGCTTTCATGCCGTTAGTCCCCACATCCGCAGACTTGCCGGCGTTCCTGGTTTCCGTGGCATCGGCCTGCTGCGTTTCGGAGTCCTGCTTCTGGGCTTTGCCGGCATCGCCGACGAGCCTGTCCAGGATGCCGCGCGCGTCCTGCGAGCGGATAGTGTCCATGATGTCCGCGATGTCGTCGTGGTCGAAGCCCGCGTACCGCCAGCCGGTCTCGGACCGGGCGAACGCTTCGGACACTCCGGCGATCTTGCTGAACGCGTCGGCTCGGGCTCCGATGCTGATTTCCTTTGTCGGCTGCCATTGGCAGCGTATCCCGGTCAGCGTGTCTGGCATGTCGGACGGCGGTATGTGTTCCTGGAGGCATACGACCATGCGTATGGTTTCCTCGAGAGCATACGAGAACAGGTGGTTTTGGCGGTCGGCTTCGCGCGAGAGCTTGCGTTCGGCGGCCATCATCGCCTCGGCGCTGGCTGGATTGTCCATGGTGATGCCCAGATCGTTGACCGGGATGCTGGTCTCGCTGGATACCATCAGCGCGATGGTGCGCAGCATGTCGGAGTGCGGCTGCATGGTCATCTGCCGCACTTGCTGGAGTGTTGGTATCTCGTCGTTCTGGTCGCGGCTGACCGAGTTGATGCTGCTGACCAGCGAGCTCCATTTGTCCTGGAACGCTTCTGGGTCGAGGCCGAGGAACCAGAGGCTTGGCGCCGAGTAGAACTCGGCTCCGACCTCCATGCGGAGCATGGTTCTTATGGCCGCGTCGGTCAGTGCCATGAGTGGTCTGGTGATGCGTGATCGTCCGAACGGGCGTTCGGCCTGCGGGTCGTAGCAGACCGGCACCACTGTTGGATATGGCCAGTCGTTCGGGCATGCGACGGCCTTCCATGCGCCGTGGTTCCTGAAACAGCGGTAGACCATGTTAGGGAGCCATATGTTCATGTCGGTCACGTCGCCGTATTCATCGATGTCGGTGATGGTCAACGCGGCTTTGATGCGGTTGCGCATGTAGTCCCAGATGGCCGCTGACCATGTGGCCGGCCGTGGTATCACACGGACGCGGCGCCCGTCGTCCGGGTCTTGGAAGACGGTGAGGAACGCGCATGAGTGCGTGTAGGCGTTGATTATGGTCTCTGGGACGATCAGGTCGAAACGGTTGGCGTCCATGATCTGCTCGACACCGTGCGTATCCTCGCCGTCCGGTAGGTGGAATCCGTCGAAGACGGACAGGTCGGCGAGAGTCTTCACCGCCTTCGCCGGCCAGCCCACGCATGCGTGAAACCGGCTGGCGAGCTTATCCGGCACCGCGATGCCGAGGTTCTTCACACGTTCGTGGGCGTTGTAATATTCCGTCCTCAACGCGTTGCGCTCGTATTTCCTGATCCATACCCGGTACAGGCGCTGCACGGTGTCCATGTCGCTGTCGGGAATGCCGGAGATCGGCCCCAATGCGGAGAATTCAACCATAAATATCATCCAACTCTCTGTTTGCGTCCTGGAACACGTTTCGATGTGAACGCACCGTACAGGGCCAGCGTGCAGGCCACCAATGGGCTGATGTCCACGTCGGCTCCGAGCTTGTTCCACGCCAACGCGCCCGAGGCGCCAAGGTTGCGAGTGATCGCGCCTCGCACGGCGGCGGCCAATTGCGGCTGCGCGTCGTCCGGCAGGTGTTTCAGCTGTCCGTCGTTGAGCATGTCCTGGAATCGTCCGTAGGCGCGTCCCATCTCGGCCATCGAGGTGATGGTCACTCGGACATGAGCCTTCTGCAGTTCGGACAGCAGGCTCATGGCCGGCGACTGCGCGTCGATCACGACGGCGGCGGTCTCCGGCCAACGTTCACGCAGCCATTCGACCGCCCATTGGGTGCCGTTGCGGTGCGCGTCCTCGATGGCGGCCATCTGGATCAAGGCCGTGCCGTCGTGCAGCTTCAAGGCATTGCCGATGACCAGCGTGCTGCGGTCCGGCGGCATGTCCAAGGCGAAACTCGGAATGCCTCCATCCGGCACCTGCATGGTCTCGGACTGCTTCCACAGTTTCGGATCAATAGCGCGAACTGCCACATGCTCGTCCCAGATGCCCAAGGCCTCGCGTCTGAACGAATCTTCGGCGAGCAGGTTGCGCATTCGCATGATCGCCTGTTCGCTGGTGCGCTTCGGATAGCTTGGATTGGCTTTCGCCCACGCCTCACGGTCGTCGGAATCCGCATCACGGTCGGCCGCCAGTTCGACGTACAGCATGCCCTCGGCGTCGCCGCCGAGCGCAAGATCGCGTTTCTCGCTGAACGCCTCGGACTGGTCGCCCGGCTTCGGCGGATTGCCCATGAACACGACCAGAGGATTCGGACTCGTGTTCACGATCGGAATCAGATTGTCCAAAGCCTTCACGGTGAGGATCTGCGCCTCATCGAACACTTCGATGTCAGCGGAGTGCAGGCCGCGGCCGAAGCCGTTCTCACGGGCGCCGAACATGATGCGGCTGCCATTCGTGAATCGAATCTCCTGCTGGCCGTTCGCACGGCGAACGTTCTCCACATATCTGGCGAGCTTCGGATTATGCGTCATATCGCACATGTCAGCGAACGTCTCGTCCGAGGTACGCGTATGATGCGCCGTCCAGATCACCAGCGTGTTCGCCCGTCCGGCGCACAGAATGAAAATCGCGTTGCCGACGGTGAACGTCTTGCCGATCTGGCGGCAGCTGGATAATACCGCGCCACCGGAGCCGCATGCGTACTTGCCATCCGCGCGTTTACCGAATAGAAGGTAGAGGAAGCCCTTCTGCCACAGGTCGAAGTGTATGCCGGCCTTGCACGCGGCCTTGTCAATCATCGCGAAATCGCTCGACGTGATGCCTTCCGGCTTCACGAGCCGTTGGGCGAGTTCAGACAATCGACGCTCCGACATCCTCCGAAACCTCCGTCACATCATCGTCATCGAACAGTCCGCCACCGCCCTGCATGTTCTCCAACCGTTCGCTGACCGCGATCAGCTGTCTGCTGATGGCCGGCAAGGCGTTTGCTGGAGTCGAGATGTCGTCCAATGCCGCGCGCAGGCGGTCGCGGTTGTGCCGGAGCACGTCCTCGAAGGAATCGTCCATCATCCGTTCGAAGCTGCGTCGGTCAAGCTCCGGGATCCTTGCCGGATCATTCTCTTTCGCCTGCTTCGGTTTCGGGACGGCAACGACCTCGCCGTTCTTCTTCCTGCGTCGATAGGCTTTTGCCTTGCATGCGCCTGAACAGTACTTGCTTGGCTTGCCGCGGCCGGATGGACGGAATTCCCTGCCGCATTCAAGACATTTCATAACGTCATACCTCCGTCACGTTTCCCTATCGTCACGTTTTGAAATCTCGGGGAGAAATCAGCCCTATGCGGCGGGGCAGGCAGCACCGGGGCGGTAGGGTCACCTGCCGTGGGTGTCCGGTCAGATGCCGATGGTTTTGAATGGCATTGAGCTTTGTTTGATGGTTGGTTTGCCCGCGGCTTCGCGTTTCGCCCATTCGTTTGAATGGTTGCTTTTGTGTTGATTGCAGCATCGGTGTGTGAGTTGGACGTTGTTCCATGCGAGTGGGTCGCCGCCTCGGCTGACTGGGATGATTTCGTCGACTTCGGCGCTCATTGGGTGTGGTGTCTTCAGTGTCTTGTCGACTGGTTTGCCGCAGATGGCGCACACATCGTATGCTGCGAGGACTCTTGCTCGGAGTTGTGCGCGTTTCCAGCCGTTGGTTTTTCTTGGGTCTGGCTTGTGTTGTCTGCGCATTTAATCCGTGATGTCGATGCCGAGTTGTTGGAGTGCGCGCAGGTAATCGGCTTGGTAGATGCGGAGTCCCCATGCGGCGAGAGCGTCTTCGCGGTTGAGCTGCATGGTGGTTTGCTCGCCTTGGTCCGCGATGCGTTTGAGCTGGTGAGCAATCTCTTGAAGTACGTCTTTCATTGTTGCTCCTTTGCTTCGGATTGGTTGGTGCCTTCGGCGGGAGTCGAACCCGCGCATACATACGGCCGCAAGGAAAAGGATCCGAAGATCTGCGACCGGTGCGATCTGCCACTGATTCCTACGAAGGCATGGACAGGCGGTTTGAGCATCACCGCATCACGTAAGCGCGGGATTGGCTTGCCTGCCACTGTTGGT